CTCGGTATACTTTTTCATTTTCCCCTGCCATAACTTCTCCATTAATTGAGTCATGTCAGGATGAAGTTCCCAACATAGTACATTTAATCTTGAAAAGAACATAACTTCTTCAGGAGATCTAGCTTTATAAAAAAAACTACCGTCACCGTAGTTACCTTTTTTAAGAATTTTAAATCTATGGTTTCCATTTCTCAATTGATCATCTTGATCTATTACCATTGGACATAACAAACCATGCTCTTCCATATCATGTCTAATAGTTTGTTTGAAATCATTATGTGTGCCGTGCACAATTTTTATATCGTCAAATTTTTTTAGAACTAATCTCTCTTTAAAGACCATATATGTAGGCCAAACAACCTGGCCAATACCTGCTATTTGATTTCTATGAAGCTTGTCCAAAGTCATCTCCTAACGCTACGTCTACTTTACTTGGTACTTTAAATTCCATGCATGTTTCCATAGTTTCCTTGATCACTTTTATATCATCGTCAGATTTTATATCAAAGCATAATTCATCATGTATTTGTATTTTTGGGGTATATCCAGCCTCATGACAGCTTATAATTGCTTGTTTTGTTTGATCTGCAGCTGATCCTTGAATCAATCTGTTCAATGCTTTGTATGTAAATGCTCTTTTTATGTTCTGCCTACCATACTTTGACGATGCGTTTTCAAATGTTTCAGCCTGGTGTATGCCAAAATCTCTTGGTTCCCACATCTCAAACCTACATTTTCTACCTTTTTTAGTTCTAATAACACCTTCATCACTTGCTTTTTTCATACATCTATCAGATAGTAGTTTTACAAATGGAACTTTACGATTATACCGGGCTATTAATGCTGATGCTTCTTCTGTTGACAATCCGAGTGAGTTGGCTAATTTATTTTTACCCATTCCATACATCAATCCTAAGCCTATTGTCTTGGCTTGTTTTCGCTCTATTCCTGCTAGATCTGCTACTGTTTGGTGAAAGTCGGTTTCTGAATTAGCGTAAGCCTCCACAAGTTCGTTGGATCCTTCATATCCATCACCAATAGAGGCTGCATAATGTACTACCATTCTCGGTTCTTGTTGGCTATAGTCAAAGCTTCCCCATCTACATCCTTCTTCAGGTAAGAAGAGTCCTCTGATTTTAGGTCCAAAATCTTTGTTACGTGCTGGTAACTGTTGAAGATTAGGATTAGCCATAGACAAACGGCCGCTAACAGTCCCACCACTGTCACTACGTAACTGATTGATCTCGCCATGTATTCTCCCATTGTGTTCGTATTTTAAAATTGAGTCCAGGAATGTACCATGAAACTTGTTGATCTCTCTAGCCTGTGCTATATATTTTGATATTTCGTGTTTCGAATTAGCTAACCAATTGGATGTAAAAGATGGCTCATGAGTTTTGTCAGTACGTGGATAATTTATGCCGAGTCTGTCGTAGGCTTCTCCTATTTGTCGTGCTGCCCATATGTCTACTTCTCGTCCTGCTAGCTGTTTTATTTTTAAAAGATATTCTTTTTCCTGAGCCTGGAACTCTTTTTTTAGTTGATGAGCCTTATCTACGTCAACTCTTACACCTTTCTCCCTCATCTTAATTAATATCGGAAGTAATTTATTTTCTAAATTCCATACAGTTTCTAGATTTTGATTGTGTAGTTCTGGCTTAAATCTTTGCCATAACAGGTACGTGAGTCGTGCATCTTGTTCCGCGTAGAACCCAACATGTTCTGCAGGTAACTTCCACATCTCTGCTTTAGGATCTATTCCATGATCCTTAGCAGCTTCTTTTAAATCGTTTTCAGACTTCAGCTCACCAAGATAATCTTTAGCTAGGGCATTTAAACTATAAGACCATCTGTTCTCATCTATAACTCCAGCAGCAATCATGGTATCTACTATTTCACCATTAACCTCTATACCCATATGTCTTAACCAACCGACATCATATTGTGCATTATGAAATATTTTTCTTGCAGGTAATTTACAAACATCTTTCATGTATTGTAATACTTGTGGCTCAATCATATTACCACCGCCAAAATGTTTAAAAGGATAATACCCTTGCCAACCCTCTACAGCTACAGCAAAGCCAATCACATAACCGTTACCAGTTGCCCAACCTGCGCCTAGTTTATTATTAATTCCTTCATCTCTTGTTTCTAGATCAATTGCAATCTCATCGTATTTACTTAAATCTTTGTACTCCGATGGACATGCCCAAATATGTTTTTTAAAATTAAATGTAAATTGTAAACCTGTCATTGTAAGTGTTTCTCTTTAATTATTTTATTTATTTTATCTTTGTTACTAAATGCATATAAACTTGCATTATAATCATGAGCAAAAATCTCGAAGTATGGTCCTTCAACACCATTGCATCCTTCTCTTGCTGGATAAATTTCTAAAGTAAATTTATTTCCACCTACTTTTATTTCTTTTTTGACTGTGTTTGTCATTTAAATCCTTCATTTTTTTTATCTCTAATTCACAATAATGTTTTATTTTTTCTAAATCTTCTATTCCGTTCTTATGTTTGTATCTACAAACATATTTTATTACATTACCTTGAAAGAATGACAAATCATTTTTTGAAATAAACTCATAAGGTTGAATATGAAAGTCTTTGTAATGGTTCCCACCTACCTGTCTACTTTGAGGAAAAGCTTGTTCCATTAAATCATCACTTGTCATATTTTAAACCTTTGCAACACATTTAATTTCTCTTCAGCTTGTGCAATCTTATCAATTAATTTATCGACCTCTTCTACATGTTGAGGATGTTCACCAATTCCGACTGATTTACTCAGGTATATAGCTATTGTTGCATGAGCTTCAGATACTTGAGCATTATATTTATCTTCTAAAGCTTTTATAATTAAATTTCTAAACTCCACACATACCTTCGCATTCGTTATTAAATAAGTCTGGCCCATCATCGTTTTTGAATTTAACTTGATCTAATGGTACACACTGTCTATGAACAAAGTTTTTTACTTTAGGATTATGCATACGCATCTTTTTATCAAATTCTACAGCAGATGCAAACTCTTTTGGTCTGTTATCTCTCATATCTATCCAAAAATTATCATCATGAAAAGGGCAGCCGATACATGCAGATTTAACAGGAATCTTAAAACCTTTACCTTCATACCATTTTAAACAATCTTGTCTTGACATTTTTTTATCTATCAAAGGCCATACATTTTTCTGCCACCAAAATCTTGATGGTTTCATACGCATTATTTCATCAGTTGATATACCAACCCATACCTCTACATGTTCAGTTTTAGGAAATCTTTGTCTAGGTTTAAGACCACATAGTTCTCTGATCTTTTTAGCAATTGGGGTAATCTTGTATTCTCTTGTGCATTGTCTTCTACCCATACCTTTCTTACCTTGCTCGTTCAAAGTATAGAATGGTGCAGAAGCAAATTGGTTACCGCCTGGTGCGAGAGCCGTGAGTATGTCATCTTGGATGTTACCTTTCTTAACAATGTGCACAGGATAACTTAGAATTGTTCTAAGGTACTCTAAATGTTTAATTACAGGTTCAGGCTCCCAACCTGTGTCTGCGAAGATGGCTGCGTCTGGTTTTACACCAAACTCTCCTGCATCTGCCATCAAGGCCATTGTCGAGCTTTGTACACCAGCTCCCAATGAAAGAATTCTTAATTTTGGTTCTTTATTTTTTTGGTCCATAATTATAAGAGAATATAATTCTTCTATCCTTAGTTACTTTATTGTTTGCTGTGTGTTCTACATGACTTCTAAAAATTAAAAGCCTACCTTGAACAGGGTGGTAATTACACACTGAAGATGTTAATTCATTAAATTTATCATCTGATTTTCCATCATCATTTGGTGATAAGTTAAGAGGATTTATCATATCATAAGCCAAAGGTGATCTAAATTTTGTGCCAACATCATTTTCTTTTACGTCAAAATAAAAAATTGTACTAATAGTTGCCCCCACATGTGTGTGCCAAGGTTGACCTCCTCCATTAGGGTAATTTAATAACCAGCTTTCTTTTGCTTCATATGTATCTGGATATTTATGAGCCTTTGCATATTCGTTTACGTTGTAAGTTATCCAATCGTTTAATCTTTTAAAAGTATTATCTAAATGAATTTGTGTGTATGAAAACCCATTTTCATTAAACTTCATAAGTCCTATTTTACGATCGTAACTATCGTAGACACTGTGTAAGAAAGGACAATCTACAAAACCAATTACTGTAGGAAACCAATGTTCTAATTTTAAATCATTCATTTGATACTTTCATTATAGCTTTACCTATTTCTTCTGCGATTTGCGGGACGATAGAATTTCCCAGTCCTTTAAGTCTGTGTACCCGCCCGGGTACCCCATTAGCCACTCTACCCACGTTGGGTTCAAACTCCCACCAACTTTCTCTCCTAGATTGCTCTTGCCTCGATCGACCTTGCTGTCCTTGTACATGAACTCCCTTGGTGTCGGCCACATTATGTTCGGGTGTGCTACTTGGTCGTTTAAACTGATTGGCATTTTCTTGTCTACTTTCATCTGCATTCTCTTCATTGAGCTTGGCCCCCTGTCGCAATGTGCGTCTGGAGTTCTCCACAATCTCATCGTTGCTGGATCTACTTGTTCTCTGAGATTCGATGGTTTGGTTCTGCCTTTCCTGTGACCCTGCATTAACTTCTTCGTTCCCTCTTCTGATCTTGGAGGTAAGTGATCCATTGTGTTTGGAGTAGCCCACAATCCAGACTCGTTCTCTTTTATGGGGCGCACCGACGCCTGCAGCTGGAATAATAAACGGTTGGATTTCGAAGCCTTCACCTTCCAAGTCAGAGCACACTGTTTCGAATACCAGG